ATCATTTTGCACCTCTTTACCTAGTTAATCGACTTATAGCTTAACTAATTTGGCTTCGCCGTTGTAATCTATAACTATAATATAGTCTTCTACCTCTGGGTTAGATTTAACCCTTTTTCCGCGCAAACCGGTATAGCTTTTTTTCACGCTTAAGTTGCTTTCTACAAGATATTTATACACCTTATTTCCCTTAACCGCAAACACTCTTGACTGTTCACCGCTTAACGAGCAAAGGGAAATCACCTCTTCTTCAAATAAGGCTTGGTTACTTTCTTGCAAGGTAGCGTTTAGCAAAATTATTTTGCCGTTATAATTGCTATCTATTACCGCAAGCAAGTAACCGTTTTGCATTTTACAAAGACTTGCGCTCTTTATAAAGCTATCTTCATAAACAGTTGTTAACGCCTCCCCCTTATACTCTACTATGGTAAGCTTTTCATCTATTAAAGAAAGTATTATACTGCGCTCTTCTTCGTTTATTACCTGCACTAAATAGCTTTCTTCTATATAAGAAATATTACCACAGGTTTCTAAAACACAGCTTTCTACCGTAAAGGCAGTTTGGCTTTCTAAAAGCACGCTTATCTCGTTAACACCTTCAGAAAAGGGAAGTAAGCATTCCGTTTGAAAATTTGCATTTATACCACTTTGCTCGTATGCGCTTGCGCCGTTTATTTTGATTTTTAAGCTATAGCTTTCACATGCGGTTTGAGCTTTTAAAAGTAGCTTTAAATAGGTGAACGCTTGCACGTTAAATTTGTAAATAAAGGTGTGACTTAACGCAGATTTTTCATCTTTTTTTTGCCCTGTGAAATAGCAATAGCTCGCGTTTGCGCTTAAATTTTCCAAGCGCTTAACTCTGCGCTCTAGCTCTAATATGCGTTTTTCTTTATTCCTATCCGTCATATTCCACCTCTGCGCCTAAGTATGAAACAGAGCATTCAGGGGTGTCGCATTCTATTAAAAAGGAATAGTATTCTCCCCTTAAACCAACGGGAATCATTTGCATTTTTTTACTCCCCATAAAGTTTAAGGTTCGCGCTCCAATTTCGCTTTTCACCCTAACCTTAACGGGGGCTTCGCTATTTATAAAAAGCTTGGTTAAGGTTTTTTCTTTACTAATTCCAAAGTCGCTTTCCCCGCTTTCCCAGCTTTTGGTTATTCCCCTAGAAAAATACTCACTTTTTTCAGAAAGCTCGCCTATAGCGCTGTTATCGCCACATATAAACAATAGCTTTAGCTCTTTTTCCGCCTCCATAACTGTAAAATCCACAACGTTTAAGTTCTTGCTAACAGTAAACTGCCCGTCCTTAACCAAGTAGCAAATTAGCGCTTGAAATTCAACGCCGTTTTCATCCTTTAAGGTTAAAACGCAGTAATAATTACCGCGGTAATAGTGTGCCCTTGCTCCCTTTTTGGCGTTAATATTAAGCCCGTCTAATTTACCCATTATACGCGTTGGCGTTCCGCCTGAAAAGCTATAAAATCCATCTTCGGCAAGATATATAATTCTATCGCTACAAACGCAAATGCTTTCGGGAATAATTCTGCTTGCAGAAGCCGTTATGCCGTCTACAGAAAAGCCCGCTTGATCGCCGTATGCAGTAATGCGCGAAATACCGTAATTTCTAAAAACGTATAAATAGCCGTCAAATGAAATTACCTTTAAAAGACTCCCCCTACCGTCACGCAAGTCAATATAGCCTGCGTCTTCAAGAGAAACGTTCCAGTTAAGCGGGTTAAAATCATCAGAAAACCATAGCGTAGTTTTATCCCCGCCCTCGGTTGCAAATAGCCTTTCGCTATGAATACAGCTTGAAGTTATGCCCGGCGCGTCCTCTACAAAGGTAACCGTTTCCCCATCGTAAACCTTAGATAAATTACCAACGGAAAATATAATTACGTCCTTGCCGTTATAGTTATAAGTGACCGCGCTTGGCTCTTTTTCAAAGGCTAAACCGCTAACTAACGAAAACCCCTCGTCTATGCCAAGCACCATTTTATAAAAATTGTTATCGCTTGCATATATAAGCAAACAGTCAAGATACGCGCTAATTTCTTCGTCGTATCTTTTATAGTAATAAAGCTTTTTTGGTAAAACGCCTTCAACCGCAAAATCTGCTAAAACACCACCATCAAAGGTAGCCTTTTTTATACCAAATCCACCCTTAAGCGAGCCACCTTTAAAGGCAGTATTATATGAACGGAAGGCATAAGAAAGTGGAAGGTGCTTTTTATCTTGCGAAGCAACTATTCCCTTTGAAAAGTCGTTCACGTAAACCCTACTTCTAACTCTTGCGCCCCTTGATATTTTTTTTGAATAATACATTAAATCCATCTCCTTGCGGTTAATTTTAGCTTCCTTTTTTCTGCAATTCTTGCCTTGATTGCGCTTAAATATTTTTCTTGATAAATATTACTTTCACTTACTCTTCCCTTTTCTAAAAGGTACTGTGAAAGTATGCCGTAAGCTAAGGCATACGCACCTATTACGGTATCGTTATAAAGCACTTCATCATCTTCATCAGAAGGCTCTACACGGTAATTATATTCCACTTTAAACTCGCCGTTTGGCAGTTCCAAATAGTCGTTAACGAGCCTATAGGGGGCTTTTTGCCCATTTTTAGTGTATACCCCTAAAATACGCAAGGGCTTAAAAGTAAAGCGTGAAAATTCAATCTTACCCTCTTTTGCCGTTAAAATTTCTTCCTTTTTTAGCGGTAAATATTCCAAGGCAAGCTCTTCCGTTATAAGGTTATAACACCTTAACAAAAGGTGGGCGTTCTCTTCGCAAAGGGCAAGATCGTCTACCCCCTTTCGTTCAAAATATAAAGCAGTTTGCGCTTCGCCTGCCATTTCTGCGCTCATTTTTAAAATTTCTTTTACTTTCATTTTTATTCTCCTATAAAAATACGCGCTCGCAAAAGTGCAGGCGCGCATAGTTATTATGGCTAAGCCATTTTATTTTAAGCTTCGGTAATACCTGAAAGCATAGCCTGTCCGCAAGGTCTGGTGCATACTAAATCAGCGTATTTTACTAAGGTTGCAGAATATACGGGCTTGTTTGCCACCTGCTTTAATACTCTGCCGTCTTCGCCCTCTAACCACTTCCAGTCGCATAGCTGATGTAGAATGAAGTCGTCAGTATTTAATAAATACATAGTTCCTTCGGGGCAGAATCTATCTGAAATAACGGGAATGCCGTTGTATGAAAGCGCCTTGTAACCACCGTTAAGCTCCATAACGTCAATATTTCTCTTATAGGTTGCAAGATGCTTTTGGTACGCTCTTTTTACCCCTGAGGAGCATACGATAAAGTTTACCTTACTGCCGGTGTTTTCTTCAAGCTCGTCGATTGCGGTTTGAATTGCAGTTTCTGAAATTTCGCCCACGTTATCCTTCATATAGGGGATAAGCCATTTATGGGTTGCCCTGTCTAAGCCGTAAATGCTACCGCTATCTTTAAAGATTGCCTTTAAGCCGGTGATTTCTTTACCGTATGAGTTTTGTACGGTAATAATAGATCCTACGGGAACTTGCGCGGTTGTTAATGCAGCTCCGCTTACCTTAATTTGCTTATTCGCTCTGTCTACGTAAACTACTCTTCTTGCAGTCGCGTTAGAAATTGCAGAGCCGGCTGCGGTTACGAAATCTACTACCATGCCTTCAACGATATTCTTAACGCTATCTACCGTTACGGTGTTATCGCTAATAGCGCTTACGGTTGCTAAAGTGCCGTTACCGTCGCCAAATAGCATTCTGCCAAAGTTGAATGAGGACGCCTTTAAAAGACCTTCCATTTCAGCATTTAATAAATTCACAAAAGCGCCAACGCTATTTTCTGATGCGCGCACCGCCTTATCTGAAATTTCAATAGTGCCGTAAAGATTCTTTAAGGTTAACACGAACTGATCGTAGTTATTGCCTGCCGCTGCGGGTAGCTCGCCGTCCTCTGTGCCCGCGCCAATACCGCCGTTAATGCCGTACTGTGCAACTCTTCTAATTTCTTTACCCCATACGTCTTGGGTGGTTTGCTTGATCTTTGCAAGCAAGGGGTTAACACCCGTGTTTAATTGCTCGGATACTACGCCGAGATATAGTGATTTAAGCGCGTTGTCTGCGCTGGTCATTGTTACCATATTTTTCTCCTTATCACGTGTTTTACGCACCTTTATTTTTTTTGCCGTGCGTTAAGCAAAATTTTAGGCGTTAGTTATATTTGTTGCTTACGCCCTTTTTTAAAACCTCCGTTGCAAGCTCGCCTGCTTCGGTTATAGATAGGGGCTTTTTAGGTGGCATAACTACCGATTGCCCGCTTTCCCCGCTGTAAGAAAGCAGTTTTGCCCCGCGTGAGTTCATTACTTCCTTTAAATAATCGCGAATTATTTTTTCCTTTACGGTAGAAGATTCCGCTGCGCGTGTGTAAATAAAATCGTCGTTTATTTTGTTGCGCTCTTTGGTAATTATCTCTTCTAATACGGCAATATACGCCCTTTCTAAAAAGCCGTTATCTAATTCCCTTCTTTCAGAGGTTTTTAACGCAATTTCCTCTGCGTACTTGCTAGCGCCGGGGTTCTTGCTTAAAAAGCGCGCAACCGCTTCGCTAACATCTTCTTCACCGTAGACTTCTTCGGCAGAGACGGCTTTATCGGGTTGTTCCCCCTTTGCAATCCCTGTTTCATCATCTGCAAGCTCGGACGTAACCGCGTTAACCTCGGCTTTGTCGCCCTCCGTTTCTTCTGCCTTAAGCTCCGCCAGCTCCCTTTCCAATCTCTTTAATTCTTGACTGCGTTTCGTAAACTCAGCCTCAAGACCGTTATACGCCTTAAGCAAAGCCTCAGCGCTATTAAATTTACCATAAGAGTCCATTTCATCTTGCTTAGCCGAATTACTTTTTTCAAGTTCGTTAAGCTCCTTTACTTGGGATTGTTCTTCGTTAATATTTAGCTTTGCCATACCACCCGTATCCTGCGGTGAAGAGCAAAGATTATTGCTGTTTTTACTCATATTTTTCTCCTTATATTGTTAGTTAATCGACTTATTCCGCCACTTTTGCTATTTCACCTAAAATAAAAGCGCGGTGCGATTTTAAGTGTTTTACTATTCTTTGTTTTGCCTTTAAATTATTTGAAAAATCCTCTGTTAAAAGCGCTCTGGTGTGCTCTGTTATATGAAGATTATGGTCGTCGAAATCCTCTACCTCTTTATCCTCTGAAAGCATTGAAAGGTTTTCTCTTTGTGCCTTTTCTACGTGCAAATTAGTTATATCTTGCGCGCCGGATAAAGCTCCAAAGCCAAGTAAATCAAGCACCTTTGCCTTAGTGCGTTGACTCATATTGCCGTTTTCATCACTTAAAAGCCCTGCAGATAACATATCGTAAATTAAGCTTTTCTTTTGAGCCGGCGTATAGCTTAACTCGTTTTCGGTATCAAAAACCACGTCGTCACTAGATAGGTCGTTAGAATTAAAATAGTATAATTCAACGGAATTTGACCTACCTGCAACTCGCATCATTCTTGTTACCGTAACGAACTGCTTAAACAGTCTTATAATCTGTTTACCTATAAGCCGTACTGCCCTGCGAATATTTTCTGCTGAAGTAACCAGTCGCGTTTCATCCTGCTCTACTAAAAGCTCTAGCGCAACACCACTCATATTGTGTGATATAGTGCTTGAATTACGCGAAAACTCACTTACACCGCTTACGTTAACGAACTCCTGCTCTAGCCTGCTTTCTTCATAACTAAAATCGGGCGGAACGCTAGAGTTTGCCATAAACTTGGGCGGGGTTGAGCCTTGGCGGTATACCAATACCTTGCCGGGCGATAGTCCGTCTTCCAATAAAGCGTCGGTATCAACAGAGCCGTCTTCAACGGTAACTACCCCCATGCTTAAACGGTTTAAATATTCCTGCTTTCTGTTTTTTACGGCGTTATAAGCGCGTTGAAGGGGTATAACCCTTTCTATTACGCTAACACCAAAAAAGCAACCTGCCTGATTTATTGAAACCTGCCTAATAAAGGGTAAAATTCTTCTACCCTCTTCGCCGTTAATATAGGGCAATTCGCCAATGGCTAAAATCTCCCCTTCGGCAACGGTAACCACCCTTCCGTTAGGAAATTTTTCGCAAGGCGCTTCGTATCTTTCTATAACTAAAACGTTATCGTGAACGATACCGCCGGTTAACCTTTTTAACCCACTAACAGCGCTACTGCGTGATGCTTCCGCAAGGGTAAAAACGTTAATATCCCTGCCTATAAGCTCCTTACCGTATATTTCGCGCACTTTATCAACGGGCATTGCGTGGGCGTGGATTAAGCTTCTTTGATCGCTTATTTCTTCATGAAAAAGACTGTCTGGAAAGATATCGAAGGGTGAAATGGGAATAACGCTAATATCGCCTTCATAAACTGAAGATCCTTCGACTTCCCCAACCTTTCTGCCTCCTTCATTGTTCCACATAACCTTATAAAAGGCCGTTCCCAAGGTTTCGCTCCACAGCGTTGCTTTATAAATTACGTCGCTAACGTCTAAGCGGGAAAAGGTAGAATTTAATAGCACGGTTGCAATTTTAGCGCTCTTTAAATCCCCCTCGTCATCCCCTTGCGCTCTAACGGACATAATGGGGCGCACCCTAGAAAGCTTTGCAACCCTAGTTTCAAAAATGGGCGCAATATGGTTGTAAACGTTCCTGCCTTGCCACAAATATTCGCTTTCTCTTTCTTCAATTTCCCCCGTAGGTGAAATTTCTGCGTACTGATTACCCATTAGGTAATTCATGTTTAGAGTCCATTGCTGTTCAAGATGCTTACGCTCTTGACGACGCCTTTCAAAATCGGCTGTAATTTCGGCGGCAAGTGATTCGTAAAATTCATTATTTTTTGTTTTTTTCTTTCTTAATTCCTTCACCGTTAATTCCCTTACCCCCTAGTTTTTTAGAAGCTTCTTTGTAAAAGCTTTTAAGGCATTTTTCGCAAATACGCATACTCTCGTAACCGCCTACGTCTAGAATAAGCTTATAGGTTGCAATATTATCGCACCCCTTTACGTCGCACACTATTTGAAGATTATCTTTAACTATTTTCAATTTTGCATTTCTCCTTTAAAAGCGCAAGCAAACGCAATTTTTCAGCTTCTAGCTCTTTAGCGGAAAGTTCGCTTAAGTCGCAGTCGTTACCGCGCATATTTTCAAGAAGCATCTTTACGGCGGTGATATCGGGCGGAACGTTTTTCTTCGTTACCTTTTTACGCACGATAGTCATATCTTCCCCATCTTTTGCGTATTCTTCAACGGTTTCACTCGAATCGTAGCCTAACGCGCGCTTAAGCAGCGCTTTTTGAATTTTATCATATATTTTGTCACGCTCCAAACGTTAATTTCCCCCTTTGGTTTTAAGTCGCCTGATAAGCCTCTCTTTATCCTTTTGAATAGCGGTTAACGGTGCTATAGGCGCACTTTTATGCGGTCTACTCATTATATAATAGCGAAGCTCGTCTAGTGCGTGATCGTCTTTTTTTACGGGGATATCACCTTCCCCCCATCTGTAAGATTTAATCTCTCTAATAAGATTTTCACAGCAGGGGAATATATATATTTTATTACCGGCAAAATATTCTTTTACTCTGGCAATACCGGTAAATTTGTCTTTATTGACGTTGGGGTTACAAGCAATACCGTGCTCAAAAAACAACTGCGTTACGCTCTTGGATGATGCAAGTGTTTTTTGGTTTGCGGCACTGTCTATAAGGGCTGATAAACGCCCGTCCGAACGGGTATGCCAGTTTAACCGCTCGGCTATTTCTTTGATTTTTTTAGCGTGGTAGTCAACAGTTTTTTCCGCTTCGTAATGCTCTGCAACAACGAAAATATTCCCGTCGTAATCTACCGCGTAAAAATGGCAGGATAACGGATTATTAAGTCCCGGGTCAATAGATAATTCGTCCTGCCAGTCGTATGGAATGGGAAATGGCTCTTTTAAAACGTGCACGCTTTGATCAAATTCCGGATATACCGCGCCACTACCCGCTTTAAACCTGCCGTAGCGCCTTGAATCCAACAAATCCTTAGACAAGGTATCCGTAAGCCTTTGCACTTCCTTGGGGTTAAGATAGGGATTATCTCCCCACTCCATAAACTCAAACCAAACCTCCTTGGAATGATTGCAATTCATGTAAATTTCATCATAGATAAAGGTTAGCCCCTTAAGTGGCGTCATAGTGCCG